CCAATGGACTCTTGGAAGGCAGCTTTTCGGAACTGGGAATCAAATCACCACGAATTCAAAAAAGAGCGGGAGAAAAATAATGCAAGCAGAGTTAACGGCGGTCGTGCGGAAAATCCAGCATGGCTCGACATCAACGCCACATTCTGATGACCCGCGACCGTTAAAAGATACGCAGGCAACTAACTATCTTTTTGGCCTACTCGCAGTAGTGTTCGGCAGTAAAAAAATGACGGTCACTTTCCCCGATGAAATGCTCTTGGCTGCTAAACGCATGTATGCCAGCCAGATTGGTGTTTTTACTAGGGAGCAAATAAATGCGGGTGTTGATTACCTGAAAAACGAACGATCAAAGGGCAATCAGGATTTTGACTGGCCTAACTTGGATAGGATCATTGGCAGTATCAAAGAAGCCAATCGGGTGAGGGCATTACACCGTCCTTACGAGACTCCTGAGGCGCTTTTGGGTCACGACAAAGCGGTTGCCAAGGAAGCGGGAGAAATAGCCTTAGCGAAGATGAGAGCGATGTTTTGACTTGCTGGCTTTGTGGCGGCGCTATGCGATTTTTAGGTGATCACGAGCTTGATGAAAAAGATGTGCCGTTCGGCATTTTTAGTAACTTTTTATGTGATGACTGCGGCGCTTGGCAGCTTGTCTTTCATCCAAATAATGTAGGAGAAAAGTAAATGGGGGAATCCAACATACCTAATCTACGTCTTTTTAAAGGTGAGCATGAATTTTTCAAAGAAGGCATTCCTTACACTTATCGTCAATTTGTCCAATGGACGGAAGAATTTACGCCGCCTGGCGTCAACTCGCAGACGATGAAGGGACGCCTCGGCAAAGAGCCGTATTGCTTGCCAGAGCATCTTGTGTCTGCAGAGGAATACACCGCGCTACGAAAAGAGCTAAACAGAAAAAAGTCGGGTTATCACGAAGAGTTGCGTGAGAAAAAACGCACAGCAAGCCAACTGGAATCTCACACAGAGGTGTTTTCGCAAGGCTGGCTGAGTCGCAGGCTAGTGCCATGATGGGGGATTTCTTGGTGTTGCGAACAGAATTGATGCGAAAGCAGTGTATCGACAAAATACAGGCGTTAGCTTTGGATGGCAAAAAGCCTTATCAGGTCCAAATTAAATCTTACACGGAGCGTCGATCAGATGCTCAGAACAGGCTAAGTCATTGCTGGTACAACGAAGTCTCAAAACAGGGCAAAGAGTATACGCCCGATCAAGTCAAGTGCAGGGCAAAAAAGCATTACGGAGTTCCAATTTTGTTGGCTGAAAACCCTGACTTTCATGCGGCTTGGCGCAAGGCGATACAGGCGTTTCCTACCTACGAAGAACAATGTGATCAACTGCTTAAATTCTTTCCTGTGACGAGCCTGATGAATACTGAGCAGATGAGTCGATACTTGTCTCACTTTGCGCAGGTGCAGGGTGCGGACCATAAGCTTACTGATCCAGGGATTGAAGGTCTATAAATGGCTAAGACATTGAGAGCGCAATGCTTGACGCAAATTCAAAAGCTTGCTCGGATATCGGCGGCTAATTCTAACGGTTATGCCCAGTGCGTATCCTGCGACCCAACCGACATGGGGGGCTGGCATCACTGGAAAGACGGAGATGGGGGCCATTTTATTCCCAAAGGTTCATCGAGCTACTGGGCGCTTGAGATTTGCAACGTGCATTTTCAGTGCAAAGGGTGCAATGGGTTTGGTCAAAAATATGGCTCTAGCGAGGCTTGGTACACGCTGTGGATGCAAGACTTTTACAGCCATGACTTCGTTGAAAAGATGCTGCGAGATAAGGGTAAGGAGCGAAAGCTTTATGCGGCAGATTATCGGGAGATGTTAGCCGAGTTTAAGACGTTGATTAAGTTCCATGAGGAACGGATAGCAATGGGCTTTGACGATGAAAATTAAAGCATTTCGAGATAGCGCCGGGTATCGCACAGCAACAGTGGAGGTAATCGCTGATGATGAATTTACCGATAGGGACATTAAGCGTGTAATTTCATTCTTGTTGTCCCTATTAAAAGCTGAAAAGGTGGAAAAAGATGAGTGAGTTACTTGCCATGTTGACGCCGGGCGCACCAGAAATGAAAGCCGACATGATTAGGGGTACGTCAAAGAACAAAATCACCGCAGGCGACATTGCGGCTTGCCTGGTACACGTTGATAGGCACACTTACCTGTATGCACTTAGCAAGTTCTGTCTTGATGATGAAGCACGTTCTGAGCTTAATCGTTTAGCCATCGCGGAGGCTGAACGCTGTGATTACCGGGTCAGTGAATCGGAGCCTGATGATGTTGTCATTAGACTGGCTTTGGCCGCGTTAAACTATGCGATATCAGCGTCTAGGTGCTGTGCGTGTAATGGCGTAGGGCAGCTCATTGAGCAGGCAAAGGTAACCACCTGCAGTCGATGCGCGGGGTCAGGTAACAGTGAGATGAGCGTAAGGCGTCTGGCTAGTATCCTTGAAGTAGGGCGTTGGCGATCACAAAAGGTATGGATGCCTCGTTTTCAGGCGTTGGTATCAGATTACCAAGTGCTTGATGACGCTTTGCATATCGTTTTAAGGCGAGGGTTACAAGATGGGTAAAGGGAGTGAGCAAAGGCCGACCGATTTTAAGCGGTTTAATGCGAACTGGGATGCCATATTCCCTGATAAATCCCTGATAAAAACACCTGATAAGGAAGTGCGTCAAGCCCAATCAGAGCCTGACGCAGAGGAGAATTCAAGTACGTGTCAAAAGGTACTTGATCGCTAGTGCTGTTTGCCGCTGTATCGTATCGTCAGTTTCAAGGCGTCTAACTTGTCTTTCTGTTATCCCTAGCTGTTCAGCTAATTGCGATTGCGTCAACGCCAGGGTGATTCTAGCCTGCTTGAAGTCAGCGTTTGTCATTCTGGTGGCGTCTTAAAAGGTTCGCCAGCAGCTAGGCGGCGTACTTTATCTACAAAGTCTAGGGGGTAATTATTATGTTCCATCATAATTGCATACAGCTCTTGGGCGGCTTGCCTGACATCTTCGTTAGGAATATCGGTGTTAGGTTTCATAGCGTAAATAGAGCTGTATTTTGGCATTTGCGATTGTATTTCTTGAATCCACGGATCGTTTATATCAATGGACAGATCAATAAAAGCAGAGCGTAATAGCGCATGATTGCGGCCTGTCGTATTTGCGTCCCATCTTTGTATGACAAGCTTCATAGCGTCATAACAGTCGTTTAGCAATGTATCGTCATCTAAACGATTGACGCTTAAATGGAAGATGCAATCGTGATGCTCTATTAGAAATAAAGGGTCGGATGCTTGTATCATTTTATATCTCCTGGGTAATATCATTGTCAATATCAATGCCTTGATCCGTGACGCTCAGAAACTCTATATGTCCTGAGATGGTGTGATGTTCGCTGATTTCAATTTCATCACCATTTTCCTCATCTAAAACCGTTTCTAAGCCCAAAGCCCACGCTGACAACATTTCTTGTGAACGGCGTGAATCGACTAAATCATCGTCGAGCCATCCGTCGAATACGCTAGGCTTGCATTTTGCCTTTAGCTGATCAACGATTTGTTGAATACCATTTGTGTTGATTGTGTGAGTTTTCATGTTCTTAACCCTTTCTTGTTAGTAGGCGTAAAGTATAAGACATAATGTCCGGTAGTGCAAGGAAATAGAACAAATAGATTAGGCTGGAACTGTTAAGTGCAAAAACATTGGTGAGTGTTCCGATGCATGATTAGTTACGTTAGACGTAACCGTTACGCCAGAGGTAACTGTTACTGGAGAGGTAACCCTGACCGTTACGGGAGATGTAACCCCAATAGTTACGCCAGAGGTAACCATTAATAAACAGACCATAGAAACAAACCAAGTAAACAGACCACTTATGGGCGAGAGCGAGTTATTTAATTTTTTTGCGGACAAATATTGCGAAAGTTTGTCCGTTACATATGATGTAAGCATAGGTATAGCCAATAGCCAAAAAAATGAAGTCTCGCTTTACCTTTCGGACAAAGATTACGAAAGTTTGTCCGTGTAATAAAGGTTGTTCTGTGGTAATAAAATATAACCACATAGTGTTGTGTTACCTGCCACAATGTGGTTAAATATTACCAAGATAGGGTTTTTGACTCTCTTAGTTATCTATTTACCTCCTCCTTTGGCTGCTTTTGCGGCCTTTTTTTTCTGTCTTCGGTAGCTGTTTAAGTATCCCCGAAGTGGTATTAATTTATGGCTAGACCTACCGTTATGACGCCTGACGTTGTCTCTAAACTAGAACATGCTTTTAGCATGGGATGTACTGACCTCGAAGCCTGTATGTATGCGGGTATCAGCAAGGCTGCGTTCTATAAATTTCAGGAAGATAACGCGGCGTTTAAAGACCAAAAAGAGGTGCTTAAAAGTAACCCGTTTATGCTTGCTAGAACCGTATTAGTAGAAGCTTTGCGGGACGGTGATGTGAACACGGCGCACAAGATGATTGATCGTAAGGAGGGCAGTAAAGTTGCTCTAGATCATGTGTCAAGTGATGGCAGTATGACGCCGACGATTGTGCAGTTAATTCCTTATACGCCAGATGACGATGCTTACAGCGAACATTAATCTGCCAGGCAAGTTGGTCCCAGTATTCTCTGGTGATGCGCGCTACCGGGGAGCCTTTGGTGGTCGAGGGTCTGGTAAGACAAGAACCTTTGCGCTGATGACTGCAGTAAAGGGTTATCAATGGGGCATGAGTGGTCAGTCAGGTCAGATACTTTGCGCTAGGGAGCATCTTAACTCTCTCGATGAAAGCTCATTAGAGGAGATTAAAAGCGCCATCCGTGGTGTTGACTGGTTAGCGAATTATTACGATGTGGGCGAGAAGTATATTCGTTCAAAAGATGGGCGCATTAGTTATGTGTTCGCCGGGTTAAGGCGCAACCTAGACAGCATTAAGTCTAAAGCCAGAATCATTATAGCCTGGGTGGATGAGGCCGAGCCTGTATCGGAAGAGGCGTGGCGTAAGCTTATCCCTACAGTGCGAGAAGATAACTCTGAGATATGGGTAACGTGGAATCCAGAGGCCGCACGATCATCTACAAACAAACGGTTTAGAGATGCACCGCCTGATGACTCTAAGATAGTAGAGCTGAACTGGCGTGATAACCCGTGGTTTCCAAGCGTCTTAGAGAATGAACGACTAGCGGATAAGAAACTACGCCCTGATGTTTACGACCATGTCTGGGAAGGAAGCTTTCTGCAGGCGCATGAGGGTGCGTACTACTCGCATTTGATTGAGGATGCACGACGAGAAGGGCGTTTAGGGAATGTCCACGCTGACCCTTTGATGGACACTAGGGCTTACTTTGATATTGGTGGGACCGGGGCGAAGTCTGATGCAACAAGCATATGGACCGTTCAGTTTTACAAGTCAGAGATACGAGTATTAGGTTACTACGAGGCGCAGGGTCAGCCGTTAGCGACACACGTTGCCTGGTTACGCGATCAATCACAGAACATAAAGACTGTTGTGCTTCCGCATGACGGTAGAACACACGACAAAGTCTATTCGGTTAGCTACGAGTCAGCGTTGAGAGATGCTGGCTTTAACGTGGTGGTGGTGCCTAATCAGGGCGCAGGCGCTGCAGGGCATCGAGTAGAGGCCACCAGACGAGTACTGGGATCGGTGCACTTTAATGAGCCAGCGTGTACGGCAGGCATTGAAGCCTTGTGCTGGTATCACGAGAAACGCGATGAGAATCGAGGTGTTGGGCTAGGGCCTAATCACGATTGGTCTTCTCACGCAGCGGATAGCTTTGGAATGATGGCGGTGGTGTATGAGCCGCCCAATACATCATGGGGCAAGCCGTTAAGAGTTAATTTGAAGGGTATTGTATGAGCGACAGAATGGCAGGCATATTGG